CTGACGTACAGCGGACCCTCGGCGAAGCACTGCTACCGGTGTTGGTGGAGGTCGGCACGTGGGTCGCTGACACGCTTGTGCCAATCCTCGCCGACGGCGTGACCGCGCTGTCTGCATGGATAACGTCGTGGACCGACCTTGACGAGGTGCTGGGATTCATGAACCACACGTGGTCGGCACTCGTCGCCGGATACGACGCCATCGTTGCCGCCGGCCCTGCGGTCGGCGCATCGTTCACGGCGCTTGTCGCATGGCTGCAGCCGCTGACCGACGCGTTCACCCAGTGGGGAGCAACGGTCATCCCGATTGTGACCGCAGCAGGGCAGGCCATCGCCGAGTACATCGGCTCACCGACGGTGCAGGGCTACATCAGCGCCATCACGACGATGGTCGGCGCCTTCGCAACCATGCTGCGCGACGTCTTCGTTGTCGCCCTGCAAGGTTCGATGATCGCGTGGAATTTCCTCGCCGACGCGTTTACCGTCGCATGGCCGTCAATCAAGGTCGTACTCGACTCACTCTTCAGCCTCGCCACCATCGTGGCGACGTTCTTGACCGGCGCGTTTACCGCCATCTCGCAGCTGCTGAAGGGCGATTTCTCCGGCGCGTGGAAAACGATGTCGACGACGGTTGAGACCGCACTCAATTCCATGTGGGGATGGGTGCAGACGCTACAGACCAATCTCAAAACATTTTTTACCACCATCAAAGACGACGCCCTTGCCCTCGGCAGCAACATCGCGCAGGGCATCGCCGACGGCATTGCGTCCGGCGCGTCGTGGGTGGCAGCAGCCATCACCAAGGCCGTGCAAGACGCGTGGGCAGCGGCAACCGGATGGCTGACCGGGCAAAGCACTGGCGGTGGTGGTAGCGGTGGTGGTGGCGACGACCAAAACGGCGTGCAAGGGCGCAGCACGGTCTACAATTTGAACTTCTCCGCATCGTACAGCACGACGCAGTCGGAGTCGTCGCTGATTAACGATGCGCGGGCGATGATGACTACCATGGGGGCGGGGCTATGAAGCTGCAGTTATACCGCAACAATTTGCTGTACATCTTCAACGCTGACACCTTCCGCAGCGGCACCTACGACTTTCCTGTGTACCTCGTCGGCACTCTCAATTGGGGGATTGCACCGTCGCATCAGCTGACGCAGCGCGGCCCATTCCAAATGGGTGACACGTACGTCGGCTATCGTGACGACCCGCGGGTATTCTCGCTGCCGATTGTGGTGCCGGCGTCGTCGGCCGAAGACGCATTCACCAAGCGCGCAGCCCTTGCGCGAGTGTTTCGCCACGGTGACGACGAGTTAACGCTACGGATTTCGTGGGCGAGTGGCGCGACGTCATACGAGCGCTCAATCGACGGGCGCGTCGTCGGCGGTGTGCAGATGGATACCGACCCGAAGACGCACGTCATCCGCACGGTCGTGCAAATCAAGGCCAACGACCCGACGTGGTATTCCACCTACCAAACCCTCACGCCGATTTCGTCGCAACTCGCTGGCACGCCGACGTCATACCCGAAGGTATACGGCAACGTCGCCGACGGTGGCGTGGTCGTCGGCGTGACCTACGGTGACAGCGTGATTGACAAAATCACGACCATCACCTACGGCGGCACGGCGGATTCATACCCGACGATTCAGGCGGTCGGGCCGTTGACAAATTTGACCATCTCCGACACCCTCGGGCACATCATCAACTTTCCTGGCACCATCGCCGCGGGCAGCACCTACACGATTGACCTATCCTACGGCGTCTACACCGTGCGCGATCAAAACGGGGTGAACCGCTTCAACGAGTTGAGTGCCAACACCGACCTCGTACAGTGGCGCATCTACACCGAATCGGATGCGGTATCAGGCGGCATCAACACCATATCGGTTTCGGCGACGGGCACCACGGCGGCGTCAACGGTCACGCTGTACTACAACGAGCGCTACATAGGAGTCTGACATGGCAGAACAGTCAATCGGGATGACAACAGGATTCGGCGACGGCGTGGCAGGCGGATACCCGTCGTCGCGGATGATCGCGATGGAAACCAAGACCCTCAGCGACGGACTGCTGCAGACGGGCAGCAAACTCGCCCTCACCGGCACGGGCAGTGGCACGCTGTCGATTGCCGACGGTGGCGCAGTCGTGGGCGGATATTTCTACGAAAACACCTCGGCCGCGTCCATCGTCGTGTCGTCACTCGCCAACGCCACGTACAACATCGTGGTCTATGTGAACAACACCGCAGCGGCCTACACGGTTTCGCGCTCGGTTGCCGGCACCACGGTCGCAGCCTACACCGTCCGCCTTGCGGTTGCCACGAATGAGCAGTTGTCGGGGCGCACGTACCTGCAGCTTGGCACGGTCACCGTGTCGGGCGCGTCCATCTCGGCGATTACACCCAGCTACGCAGCCTACGGCACGACGACGATGGTGCCGCTGCAGATTTACACGACGATGGCAAGCGGCAGCGCCACGCTGACCACGGCCAATACGACCTACGACGTCACCGGCTACTCATCGCCGACGACGACCGGCGATGGCGTGCTGCTGGTGGACAACAGCGCCGGCACGGTCACGGTGCGACGGGCAGGGCTGTACATCGTCACGGCGTACGGCGTCTTCGGCAGCGGCACCACGGGCAACCGCTTGTTGGGCATTCAGGTGAACGGCGGCTTCGTCAATTCAACCCGTGCCGCATCATCGGGCACCGCAACCCACACGATGACGCAGACCGCAGCGATGCTACTCGCATCGGGCGACGTGGTTAAAGCGTCGTGCATCTCCACGCTTGCAGGGCAGTCGCTGTCGTCGGGGTCGCTGACGGTCGCGTGGGCCTAGCATGGCGACACAAATCACCGTCACCATCTACGACGACACGGGCGCAGCGGTCGGCATTGCGACGCCGCTGACGTGGGCCGTCGTGCACAAGGTCAACATGCCGTCCATCGCGTCGGTGCTGCTGGCCCCGGCGACGGTCATCACGGCGGGAATTGAGTACGGATACTACGTGCAAATCACGCGGGGCGACCCGTCGGTTGACATGCCGGTCTACACCGAATTCTCTGGGCAGATTCGCCGCGTGGTGCGCGAGTACGGGGCCAACCCCACGCTGACCATCACCGCGGTCGACGGGAAGCGCATCCTGCAGGACCGCATCGTGGCATGGTACCCGGGCATGCTGAGTACGAGTCTCTTCACGACGGCAGCTCACCCGACGTCGTCGGCGATTCTGACGGAACTGTGGAACCGCAACATCGGGTCGCAGGCCGTGGGAAACCCGCCGTTCTTCGGCCCCGACAAATCCCGGCGCTACGGTGTCGGTCTGCAGCGGTGGGCAGATGGCCGGGTCACGGGTGCGGTTGATGCGACGGATACCGGCATCGGGGCTGCGGTCAATTTGACGTGCTCGGGCGAAAACCTACTGCTGACGATGCAGAAGGTCGCCGACATCGGCTCAATCGACTTCGACGTACGCTGGCCAATCGGCGGCGTGCCGTCGCTGTACTACGCCGACATCCTCGGCAGCAACCGCACCGCAGTGGTGAAGATGTCGCAGGCGAACAACACCATTGGCACCCTCGTGCGCACAACGGAACGCCTGAACGCGCCGTCGTTGTACGTGGCGATTGGTCGCGGGCGCGACAAGAACAAATTGAAGGCCCTCTACCCGACGACGGCACCGACCGGCACCGACCTGCGCGAGGCCATGGCCACGGGTGGAGATGCTGAGACGGTCAACAGCCTGCGGTCTGCAGCATGGCGCAACTACGTCAGGCAGCAGCGTAAGACGAACGCCTACGATATTGAGGTGCTGCAGTCGGCGATGTGGCGCTATGGACGCGACTATTGGCTCGGTGACCTGGTGACGATTGCGGTCACGGCGACCACGACGCTCACGCGTAAAATCTACGCCGTGTCGCTGTCGATGGATGCCGACGGCCGCGAGGAGGTGCGCATTGACTTGGCTGCAACCGTCTAATGAGGAGACGCTGCGCGATCGCGTGGCGCAATTGGAGCGGTACGACACCGCGGTCTTTCTCTCTGTGACCCGCACGGCGACGCTGTCGGTCACCACGGCCGGCACCATCATCACGTGGCAGTCGGAAATCGACAGCGGGGGCGGCATGACGTGGTCGGGGTCGTCCATCACCGTGCCGATTGCCGGGTACTATCACCTGTCGATTAAGGGCACCTTCGGCGTCAAGGAAGACGTCACGGGCGACGTGGTCGTCGGCGGCGTGGATGTCTGCACGATGGGCACCGCATCATCAAAAGACGCGAAGTTCCGTCTCTCGTCGACGCGCTTCTACAAGGCCGGCGACGTCGTGCAAATCCGCCTGACGACCAAGACCGGCACAATGACGCTGCAGGTCGTCACCGAGGATTCAGCGGGCGAGTCGCCCATCACCCACATGGTGCTGCTATGATTCTGTACCGCATCTACGTGCCCGAGACCATCACGACCGAATTGTGGGACGAGTACGGCGAGCAGTACCACGTCGCCCCGGCTGATGCGGTCATCGTTGATCGGCCGTACGGCCCTGCCGAGGCCATGGACGCGCTGCGAGCCGTGCGCAATGGTCGTCTCGTGGCGTGCGATTACACCCAGCTGCCCGACGTCAATCTCACGCCAGCGCAGGTGGAGGCGTGGCGCATCTACCGGCAGGAGTTGCGCGACATCACCGACGGCCTCGAGTGGAACGTCACCACGTGGCCGATTGCGCCGTGGTAAAATAGTCACGACCAACCCGGACCACAGGAGACACCCCACATGGCTAAAGACTTCAACCGCTTCATCTTCACCGGCCGACTCGGCCGCGATCCCGAGGAACGCCAAGCCGGCAGCGCCAAGGTGGCGACGTTCTCGGTCGCCTGCAACCGCATGGCGAAGGGCGAGACGGTGACCGACTGGTTCAATGTGACCGCATGGGACAAGACCGCGGAACTCGCCCTCACCTACCTGCGCAAGGGCAGCCGCGTGCAAATCGAAGGCAGCGTACAACTGCGCAAGTACACGGACAAGCAGGGCAACGCACGCGAGGCCTTCGACGTGGTCGCACGTGACTTCATGATGCTGGATAGCAAGCCGAGCGCGTCGACTCGCGAGGATAGCGACGGCAACGCAATCACCAACGACGCCGACCTCCCGTTCTGATATAATTCGATTGTTCGTGGTTGGTCGCCCGGACGCCTTACGAAGAGAACCCCTCGGCTCACGCCGGGGGTTTTCTGTTGCCGCTTGACAAAGTTTTTTTTATGCACTACATTAGTCACGTAAGCGTTTTTACAGGAGGCGACCAATGACCAACCAACAGTACCGCGAATTGACCAAGCGCATCGACAAGGCGCACCGCGTGTGGGCGCGTCTGACCGAAGCGTCGACCCGAGCACTCTACAACCACGAGTACAGCCGGATGATGCACATCTGCACCCGTGCCGTTCGGGTGTCGGAGTACTTGGACGGGTTGATCGGGCAGCAGATGCGGGCCGAGGACGACGCAGCGTAAAACGACGACAAGCGGCGCCGGTGACGAGCCGGCGCCACAGAAAGAGGGCGACCAATGGCATCAGCAGGCTTCAACATTCAGGACTACATCACGGTGGCGGACCGCATCGCCCTTGCGCATGCGGAGGGGTGGATTCGCGAAATCCGCACCGAGGCGCCGGTCATGCTGACCGCGACGATGGGCTTCATTCGCGCCACGGTCATCTTTCAGGACGGCACGCAGGCCGACGGTATCGGCAGCTTCCGCCTCGACGCCACGCGATCGGCGCAGGCCTCCAACCCGCTCGAAGACGCCGAGACGTCTGCCGTCGGGCGCGCGCTTGCCTTCCTCGGCATGGACACCAAGCGCCAGAAGGTCGACGTCAAGCTGCCAGTACGCCGGTCGATTGCATCCGCCGACGAGGTCGTCATCGCACGACGCCGCGACGGGCAGGCGAACACCGCGACGATGGAGAAGACGGTGGCAGCGGTCAAAGACCTGATGACGCAGGCGGCAGCACGCGGCATCACCGTGGTGCACGACGCAGCCGCCGACATCGACGCAGCGACCTACGAAGAGCTCGTCGGCTTGGGTAAGCAACTCCGCCAGTTGTTGGCGTAGTCAATAGAAAGGGCGACCAATGGCAATCCTCGACCCCCGCACCCTGGACCCGCAGCGCATCCGCATCGAGGTGCGGTCGTGCAAGTCCACGACCATGCTGGACTACATCGACGTCATCGCGAAGCCGTCCGAGCAGCTGACCCGTCGGGTGCTGGACATCATCGCGACGGCAGACGTCACGCACGGCCAGCGCTGTTTCGCCATCTTGCGCGACGAAAAGGGCCACACGATCCACAGCCAGTTTGCTCACATGTACAGCCGAGAGGACCGCAGCCGATGACGTACGAAGAATTCATTAAGACTGCGGCCGACGACCGTACCGACGTTGTCGCTGCGGTCATCGCCAAGGGCGAGACGGGCAATCAGTCCAGCTACCTGCGCGTCGGGGAATTCGACGCCATGCTTGCACAGCGTCGGCTGCAGCTGCTGTCGGGGTGGGCATGCGTCGTCGTGGAAATGCCGTGCTACTGTCAGTACGTCGTCAGCGCCGAGCACATGGGCATTCAGTCGTCGTGCAATCGGCACATCGTCAAGCACCTGACGGGGCAATGATGGCCGATATCGACAAGGAGATTGCGCACCTCGCCGGCGAAGCGCAGGCCCTGCGGACGGCAATCAAGAACCGTCCGTATCAGCCCGAGACGCCAACCGCCGGCGATCGTCTCGTCGAAATCACCAGCGAACTCATCAAGTTGCGGCGCATCGTCCGCAGCCGCGACAAAGAACACACGGAGGGGAAGCAATGACCGAAGAGCAACAGATACCCGAGACGCTGACCGCAGCCATCCGCAACTACGCCGAGTTGGAGGACGAGGTCAAGCACCTCGAGGCGTCCATGGAGGACGTGCGCGCCATCATCAAAGCCGAGGTGGTGGCCATCGGCGGCAAGGTGAAAATCCCGCACGTGGCGACGGTGTCCATCGTGCCGGCAAGCACGTCGCACAGCTACGACACGGCGGCCATCGACAAGCTGGTGCTCGACCTCTTCGCCGACGGCACGAAGGAGGGCATCGCCATCGCGCAGGCGCTTGTCGACATGCGCAAGAAGTCCAGCCGTAAAGAGTCGCTGCGCATTGTGGTTGATCGGGGGAAGTGGTGACCTACATCATGACCAAAACGACGGCGCGCCGATGGTTTAAACGCCTCGGTCGCCAGTTCAAAGAGGAATGCCTCAACCTGGAGATTCCGGGCAAGCAGATTGTCGAGACGTACGGGGTGGCCAACAACTTGGTCACCCGCATCCGGCAGGCGATGTGCAAAGACTACAAGCCGCGGGCGCTGGACTACTCCGACCCGAAAATCTACGACGTCCTCACCGGTGACATGACGCAGCAGGAGGCAGCCAGAATCCTCGGCATCAGCCAGACGACGGTCGGACGATACCGGCGGATTCTCGGCTTCAAGCCACGCGTGCCGCGGGAGTTACGGTACGACGATGAAACCATGCTGCTGCTGCGGTCGCAGCTGCCCGACGAGGCGGTGGCGCTATCACTCGGTGTGGAGCCGTCCACGATTCGCAAGCACCGGCTGATGATGAAACCGCAGCGGCGACCGTCGCTGTCGTCCGAGGAGGTTGAACGGCTGACGCCGAAGATTCTCGCCGCCAGGACCGCGGCAGAGGCGGCGCGGAAGCTGGGCATCGGTCGCAGCACGGCGCAGGCCATCCGCGCACGGCACAAGACACGACGGCCGCCACCGGCGCAGTTTGGTGACGCGGCATGGTGCAAAGACCGCACCATTGCAGAGATTGCCGCAGCGGTCGGCATGTCGGACGCGCTGGTCCGGTACTACGTGCGCACCCGTGGAATTATTGTGAAGCCATCAAAGACAGGAATCAGCTATGCACAGCGCCAAGCTCGTCGCGCAAACCGTGCCGACAATCAACGGCCTCAATCCTGAGCAATTCGTCGCCTACGTCGCACGGGTGTCGAACCCGGAAAACCAGATGGCCCACGAGACCGCACCGCGGCTGTTGCGGTACCTCATCCGCCACCGGCACTGGTCGCCGTTCGAGATGGTGCACGTGGTGATGGAGATTGAAACCACGCGCGACATTGCGCGCCAGATCCTCCGGCACCGCAGTTTCAGCTTCCAAGAGTTCAGCCAGCGCTACGCCGACCCGACCGTGGCGCTGGGCTTCGCCTATCGTGATGCGCGCATGCAAGACCCGCAGAATCGACAGAACAGCCTGCCGTCGGATGACGTCGGCCTCTCGTCGTGGTGGGACGGCATGCAGATGCACGTCGCGGGAATCGCGCAGGCGGCCTACACCGAGGCCCTGCGGCGAGGGATTGCCAAGGAACAAGCGCGGGCACTGCTGCCCGAGGGGCTGACCGTCTCGCGGCTGTACATGGCCGGCAGCCTGCGGTCATGGCTGCACTACTGCGAACTGCGTATGGCCCACGGCACGCAGTTGGAGCACCGCACCGTCGCACGGTCGGCGTGGGATGCGCTCGTGGATGCGTACCCGACGATTGAGGGGTGCCTGGAGGTTGACCGATGAGCCGCGACAAGCCGACAATTGGCAAACCGAAGAAGGGCGATACATACTACCGCACCCCAGAATGGCGCAAGCGCGAATACGCGGCACTCAGCGACGAGTGCCGTGCCGCCATGCACGATGTTAATCTGTCGACACGCGAGATAGCGCACATTTTCGGAGTTCGGCAGATGACGATCAACATCCTGCGTCGGTACTACGTGCCTGAGCGCGTCTGCCACAAAACACGGTGGACACCCGAAGAGATGAAGCTACTGCGCAGCGACCTCACAACGAGGGAGATTGCCAAGCGCATCGGCGAATCTTACCAGCGGGTGCGGCGCATGCGCAGGAAGGTCGTCGGCCGTCGCCGCGGGTTGACGGTGCGGTATGACGCTTCGACCTTCGCCCTGCTAAAATCCAAGCTGCCCACCGAGTCGGTCGCGACTGCCCTACGCCTATCAACTGACACAATCGCGAAACACCGGCGCGAGATTCACGGAAAACGGCCGCACACCCGGCGAGTGTGGACGGATGACGAGTGCCGGCGCATGCTGTCGATGACGGTCGACGAGGGCGTGGAGTTTTACGGAATTACCGAGAGCATGATGCTACACGAGCGCGCAAAGGCTATAAAGCAACTCGGCATCAAGACGAACCGCAAGCGCATGCAGGAACTGCCACGCGACCCGGCGGCCTACGCCGGCAAGACGTCAGCGGAACTCGCCGCCGAGTTTGGCGTGCTGCAGAATACCATCATGAGCTTTTGCAGGCGCAACGGGTACGAGTACAAGAAGCTGCGATGACCGCAACGACGAACGCCCGGGCCATGCGCTCGGGC